ATTTAATGTTGTTTAAGTATTTGAAAGCATGATTGATATAGTTAGATCCAATAAATCCACAATATGTTCATTGTTAAATTCTTTAGACAATTAGTTGATGTATGTTTAAGCCATTTGTCGCATAAACAATATAAAAACAATCATTAAAAATAATGTATAAATGGATGCGTCATATGAACCATATTGGAGTGATTATTTAAATCAGTTTGATTTGTCAAATGAACATTTTCAAAATATTTCAAACAATACAACCAAATATTGTGTAATTGTTGAGCCTAGGAAAATGGACATTCTAATTAAGGTTATTAAAAATTTTATGTTTTTGCTACAAAACAAGGGATGGGGGTTGATTGTTGTGCATGGGACTGACAACGAAGAATTTGTTAAATCTGGATTGTATGGGTGGAAAAATGTTAAGTATTGCAAAATGAATATTTCTAATTTAACAATCCAGATGTTAAATCATTTATTGACATCAACTATGTTTTGGAAAAATTTAAATGAAAATTTTGGATGTAGGAAAGCACTTTTTTTCCAAACAGATGCATTGTTGTTAAAAGACAACGTTGATGATTTTATAGAATATGATTATGTTGGTGCACCTTGGTATACGAAATGGTTGGGAGTGCTAGAAGTAGGAAATGGTGGGTTCTCACTAAGAGATGTTCCTACAATGATAGAGATTACAACATCACATAACGAGTATAAAGGTCAGATAAATGAAGATGGTTTTTTTAGTTATCACTGCTTAATTCTTAAAAAAAAGGTGCCGTCACTTGAAGAAGCCAAAAAATTCTCAATGGAAACTGTACATAGTGATGACCCAATAGGCTTACATAAACCATGGCTCAAAAAGTTTAATTCATATGATGAATATGTCAAATTGCTTTCGAAAAGATATATAAATTTCCCATTAAAAACAAATAAAACTCAAAAAATAGGAATTATATATTTTTATAACGAATCTGTTGGTCAACAAAAAAGTCAAACAAATTTGTCATTTTTTATTAAATATGGTCTAGACATAAATAGGTGGAGAAACATTGACATTACTACACTAATTGTTGTAAATAATCATTGTGAAGTTTTAATACCAAAAAATAATTCGATACATGTTTTAAAACATCCAAGTTTGAATTATCTAGATGGTTGGCATAATGGCATTAAATATTTTGAAGAAACTCTTAAACACCGAATATCTGAAGATTTCACACATATGTGTTTAATAAATTGTAGTGCAGTTGGTCCTATGTGTGAAGACAATGTTGAAACACATTGGTTAGATTCTTTTTTAAATAAAATGTCAGACCCTAATTGTTCAGTTATTACAAATTGTTTGTGTGATGATGTTGATCCAACATTTATAATGTTCAAGACCGACAATGAAATTGTTAATGATATACGTGTTAGAACAAAAGAATTGACTTCCAGTTTTGGATTATCATATAATTCAAATGTAGATTGTAATATGGATGTAAACAATTCACCGTTAGACAATTCTTTTTTTGAATACTTAAAACAAACATTATTTATTGAAAATCCATTTAAACAAAATATTCACAAATACCTTGAATGTTGCATATTTTGTAATGAATTTATTTATACAAAATTAAACATGTTGCCATTGGAAATAAATTTAGATAAAGACTATAATTTTCTAAAAACATATCCACTTTTTATTTCACAAAATTGCAATGTAACTGACATTGAAAACAATAACACTAATTCAGTCGAAGATTTTTGTAAATTGTATATAAATGCTAATGAAATCGTTAATTTTCCAAAAATTAAAGAACACAATAAAGCATGTGTAATTTATGCTCATTATGACGAAGACAACATTATAAAAGATTATGTAATACAATCATTGAGAATATTAACCGAATTACAATATGATGTATTTTTTTATACTACGTCAACAAAAATTTTAAATATAAATGAATATGTGTTTCCTTATAAAATAAACTATGTAAAAAACTTAGGACCAGGCACTGATTACCACATTTGGCTTAATTGTTTAAACAAAATAAAACAAATGAAAAATTCATATGAATGGATTATGCTTGTAAACGATAGTTTGTTGTTGGGAATTAATGGTGTTAATAATATGAAAAATACAATTAAAAACATGAGAGAACAAAACATTGATTTATGGGGTCACTGGGATTCGCGTGATGTAAATTATCATTATCTTGGAGTTCCAATAGAGTTTAGCAATAGATTGTTGGATTTTGTTGTAAATTTTATGAGCCAAAGAATTCAGTTGTGTAAAACATTTTGGGATTATGTAATTCATATTGAAACCAAACTAATTCAAACTATTCAGTCGAATGGGTTTAAAACAAATGTTGTTGTTAATTGTAATACATATAAAAACAAATGTCCCACTGCTAGTCACAATCCATTAAATCTACATTGTTGGATAAACAATAAAGATACTTTCGCTATTAAATGGAAATATTCTTTAGGGCATATATTAGACTCAAACATTGATTCTAAATATTTTAAGTTTATAATTAGATACTTATGTACAGGCGACAATGTTATTTTATCAAAAGGGGAACGAGATGGGGTTTTTATTGATCAAAATGTATTTAAGAAAAACCTATTGTTTTACAATTAATCACGATGTATAAATCAATGAGTGTAACAAACTTAAATATGCATGCCGGATCATGTACACTAATTTATTAATATATGATAAATAAGTGTCTTGGTGTTTGTCGGAGATTATAATTTATTTTACATGATTGTATACCTGCCGGTATGCGTTTTAATGCTTATTTTTCCGACACAATGAAGTACATTTCAATTTATTTATAGTGATCAGAGAGAAATGTAATTATATAAAAATGAATTAAACACTTTTTTTAACACTTTTTATACATAAATGACATTGGCAATTTTAATTCCATGCACTTCCAATGGACGACCCGAATGGAAAACAATAACTGACACATATCTGTACAATTTAACACTTAAAACGTTTTTAATCACATACAATCCAACCAAAAAAAATAAATTTTATATTGGTTATGATGAAGATGACCGAATTTTTGCGAATCGTTCCGAACAAGGAAAAATTGTAAAATTTCTCTCTGTAATGAAGAATGTGGATGTTGAATTTATTTCAATGCACGGAATAAATAAAGGACATCTTACTTTAATGTGGAATCGTTTATATGCTAAAGCGTATAATGACCAATTTGATTATTTCTTTCAATGTGGCGACGACATAAATTTTAAAACAAAGGGTTGGGTGGATGAATGTATAAAGATATTGCAGAGTCATAATAATATTGGTCTCACTGGACCTATAAACAACAACAACCGAATTCTAACGCAATCGTTTGTTTCACGCAAACACATGGAAATCATGGGTTACTTTTTCCCACCTGAAATTATTAATTGGTGTTGTGACGATTGGATTAACGAAGTATATAAACATAACTATTTTTATCCTGCTATTTCACAATTTTGCTCAAACGATGGCGGTGCTGAAAGGTATACAATTAATAACAATCCTGTGTTTAAAACCAATCTGAATTCATATCAAATAAATACGATCCAACTTAGAAAAAGCATATTAGAATACATTGATAGAGACAAAAATAAAATTTTAACTTTCCTAGCTTCTAGTGTTTAACATCCCCATTTGTCCACCTCGTCTTTTCCCAGATATCTGATATTTTACCTGAGACAAATCTATTTTTTCATATGTATAATTTTCCGCTTTGTTCTGTGTTTCAAATTTATTAACATTTACCATAATTACATTTGGTTCTAGTTCTTCCCTCTCATAATTTACGTCATATATGGTATTAAGACCATTGCTTAATCTAGCATTTGGCTTCCTATTTCTAATCCCGATGTTGCCATATTCTTCTTTTTGTTTAGGAGAGACCAACTTGTGAACCCCATGAAAAATCACTAAAATGTTCGAATCTCCTTCTTTAAAGAACGTGGATCTGTCTATTTTACTTTTTCCAAATATTTCGTTCCATCTCAATTGAAGTTCATTGTCTTCGAACCCCCATGCCCATAAGTTTGGAAATCCATTGAGTGTTTCGAAATCACCTGCTTTCATTGAGACAATTCCTCCAAACGCAAAATCAAATCCATAAAAGTGTTTAACAACACCATGAGTCGTCTGATAGTCAACAACACCAGGTTTATACGGCGCTGTATCAACATCATTAAACACAATTGTAATGTCCTTGTAGTATTTCGGATATGTGTCCTTTAAATACTTAAATCCCAGATTTTTCATTGCGCCGCGATTAAACGCTCTCATATCACACTGATGAATGAATAGAATTTGCCATCTAAACTTCACATCTTTAAGGACGTAATCAGTCATATACCGAGTAAAAAACGTTTTATGCTGTTCTCTGTTGCGATATGGCACAACAAAAACAATTTCCGGTACATTTAACATCTCATCCAGTTCTGATGACGGAGAGAAAAGAAAAGACGATTCAACTTCAGTCATTTAATCTTAATCTATACAAATTTATTTACATTGCTGCCGAATGATGCATTTAAACCGCCAATGAAGCTGTAGTATGATACTTCTGAAGAATCTGTTTAGGTACCAAATTATCTTTAAGTGTGAGTAACTTCTTATAACACTTGTTAATCGTCACTTCGCTTATTTCACTCACTTTATTCACATCCTTCTTGCTAATGCTGACGTTACACAATTCGCCAATGAAGTAGATGATTCCGGCAGCGACTGAATGTGGTGTATTTTCCGGAATCATGTTCTGTTTCTCAATCTTAATCGCGATAAACTGGCACAACTTGGTGAGTTCCTTGTTCATGTTTAACTTACTACAATATCGCTCAATAAAGTCGTGTGGTGTCATTTTACACAAATGTGTTTTGTCATCAGCACACATGTCCTTTTCAAGGCTGTTCAAGATCGACATTGCGTTCTTACAACCATTCGTCGCACTTGTGGTGTCGAGGTGGAAAATTGCCGCCAATTCCTTGGATGTTCGCGGGAAATTGTTGCGACGGCATGCGATATAAATCGACGCTGCGATAATACCGTCTCGATTGAGACCCCTAAACGTCTTCTCCTCTGAAATCTTCTTGTGAATGACACACGCAGCATCAATAATGATTTTCGGAATACCAGCAATGCTCGCCATCACCTTGATGTGTTCAAACTCGTGACTCTGTGACTTCTCCTTGTAAGACGTCTGCCACTCAGTGAATCGGCCGATCTTTCGCATCTCATAACTCGAACCGCCTGCACAATAAATGCGACAGCCTACTGATGACTCTTCGAGAAGAGGATTTGCTGGCATACCGCACCGTGTGGGGTCACTGGCTTTCGAGTCACTCGCCCCATAATAACGCCATTCGGGGCTTTCATCGAGCAATTCGCGACAGATTTTGCCACAAATTGGATTGCTACAAACATAGAAACTTTCTTCACCCATCATTAGAGGAGAGCCACACGTTTTGCAACAATCATCTGGCGTTTTACACAAGTCTTCATCTTCTCTCTGGTCATAGACGCATTCAACCTCTTTATCAAACAATTCCCACATAGCAGATCGTGGTTCATCCCTTTCTTTTTTTACTTTTTTAGTAGAATTGCGGGCAATGTTCGATTTTTGTGTGAGTCGTTTCTGCATTCTTACTTGACTGAAAGTAATTAGAATTGTAATTTTAACTCATTTAAGTAATGTTTAAATCAATTTTTTTAAACTTTTACTTATAAGACAAACGATATTATTTGCTATAATAATTGGCCAAGCAAGAGAAATAATCACAAGAACGGGCATTACTTGATTTACCTCTTTCTTAAAAAATGCGCATCCACCTGTAAATATAGCAGTTGCTACTCCAATATAAATTGTATCAATCATTTTTGATGTATTGTAAATTATTTTCTAAATGAAAAATCTTCTTATAAGTATATACCATGGGAAATCAGTCATCATCTGAACAAAAAACCTCATCGCCAGAAAATGAAATTACTCTTCATGAAGCAATTGATGCTGTCGCAACTAAGTATATTCTTACGCAAAATTTTCAAGACATGCTTAAAATTGAGAACAAAGAGTATTGTGATAAGCTGATTATCCTGACATCTAAGATTTTCGGTACGCATCTTACAAATCTTGAACTCAAATATCTGGCTCAACGCACTGAAAAGGGTGCTATAATCGACAAAATGGCAAAAGACAATGTGACATATTTAGATAAGTCAAAGTCGGACCATCTTGACGTACAGAATGAAGTGCAAAAACGTCGTATGTGTGTTGGAATCGCCAAGTTTTACGTGCGAATCGCCCACATTTTCGCCGCCATAACAAAAACTCTTAATCCTACTTACGAGTATAAAAATGCTTTTGGTGAAACAGAGAGAGTTTCTCTCCTTAATAAAAACTCGATTCCTTCTGGAATTGAAAAGAAGCTAGTTCAAACGAACATATGTTCGCTGCGTCTCAATGCGATTAAACCAGAGATCGACGAAACCACTAAAACTATGACAATTAATCCTAAATTCTGCGATATGAACAAGGTGTCATCTGAGAAACCCAAGAGTCTTATGGATGAACCTGGAATTCCTGAATTGAGAGAACTCTATAACGATATATATGATTACAATGTTGGGAAGTATGTTGGAATGTCACCTCAAGCGACCGAGAAATACAAGAGTGATCTCGCTTCATTTTACAAGGCTTTTACTGGTGCTAAGGAAGTTCCTTCTGAAATCACTTCATTTTCAAGCATTCCACTCGTTCAGTTTCACAAGTCTGTTTATTGTATGAAAAAACCAGAACCAATGGTTGCGAACGACCCGGATGCCGAGAAATATGAGAGGTTCAAAACACCTATAATGGGGCCTATGGATGACAAGAAATTTCAAGAATATGGAAAACACGTATCCGAAATGTTAAAAACGTCACAAACAAACCAAAATAGACTGCTTAGTGTTATAGACAAACTCTTTATATTTCGTATCAATTCTAAGACAAAAGAGAAGGAAATTAGCATAAATCCCGATTTAACAGACGATAAACTCGACCAAATAACAGAAGAAACGCGAAACCTCATTATTTCCTTCTACATCAAGTGCGAACAAGATTTTCAAAAGGGGCTTACAATGTTTGAAGCGATTGTTACAGACCAGATGCGTCAAACTGCCGAGAGACGCATAATTGAGTTGGAAAAACAAAAAGAGAAGTTGATTGCCTCTATATAATTTTTTTCTACACTTATGTTATAATTTAAGGGATGAGTAAATGTAATCAACAGAAACTGTGTGATTTAGGAATATACACGAGAGAGGATGCTAAGAAGTGGATGCTCAAAAACCATCCAGATAAATCAGGAGGAAAGGTTGATGGTGCAATATTTGGAAACGTTTCACAGTGTAACAAAGATAGAATTTATTGTTCAGCGAAACAGAAGACTGCGAAAAAGGTTCCATATGATAATACAGCTGACTTACGTAATGAGATGTTTACTTGTATGCGTCAAACGGAGAACTTCTCCAAACTTCGGCCTGAATTCCGCGTGGATAAAGTCGCTTTCAATGTAAAAGATTTTAATGAGGCATACATCGAACATTCACCTAAATTAGCGCAATTATTAAGCATCATCAAGGATTTAGACGAAAATGATATGAAAACACACGGAAAACTGTTTAAACATTTCATTTACTCTGATGTTAAAGAGCAAGGCTATGGCGTGAAAGTGATTCTTGCTGGCTTAGAAGCACACGGACACAAATCAATAATTAAGGTTAAATCTGGTGGAGAGCCGACTCTTTCTCTCGTTGCTAGTCACGGAAACAATTCATACGCATATCTCATTTCGACTACAATATTTCAAGACACTTTTACAAGCAAACTTAAGAAGCAAGTGCTTGCTAGGTTTAATGCTCGTCCTACAAATGTCCACGGCGATGACGTTCGTATTATCGTTCTTGACAGTGGATTCAAGGAGGGAATTGACTTGTTTGACGTTAAATATGTCCACATTTTTGAGCCATCTATGACGATTGCCGACCTCAAGCAGACGATTGGCCGCGCGACTCGCACTTGCGGACAACGAGGCCTCAATTTCCAGCCCAATGTCGGTTGGCCTCTTTATGTTTACAATTATTTCATAGTTGTCCCTGACCACACCAAGGAAGCACTCGTTGCTCGTGAACCAAAGTTGCTTAACGCACCGGTTGCCGACAACAAAGTATTTAAAGAGGGCACTAAATTCAAGGATGGAATAATGTATTACAGTAAGTTTGATAAGGCGCTGGTGAATCTCTCGACACAACTCTTTGAATTGGGGCCTGTTCTCTCGGTTGATTATGAATTGACGAAGAACATTCATGGAACCGAAGAACCAACTTATATGTATGATAGCGAAGTCGCAGCTATTCAGATGGGTGGCATTGGAGATAGATTCAATCGGGTCGCTGTAGTTAAGTGTGAGGGAAAATGTGGTAAGAAATCAACACTTGATATACCGGCTAGTGTAGAATTTTTAAGGAGGGTCTATTTAGAACACGGCCACAAGAGAGAATCCATTCCTAAAAAGGAGTCGCGTGCATTTTTCTGTAAATATATGGCAGAGAATCCTGAATTCTGTTCTCAAGTTAATCGCGCTTGGGCAACCAGGACTGCAGCTGTTCCTCGTGTCGTTTCTAAGGCAAAAACGCCCAAACAGGCAGAGGATGAAATTGTGGCTTCTCTGGATTTAGTTCCTATTCGTGATGAAGATGAGCCAGTATACGACATAGTCGCAGTTAAAGGACACGTTGATGAAGGTATGAAGAGTAAAGATGGACCAGCTCCACCCAAACGTCGCATTGGATTTGAGAAAATGCGTGACTATATTCGCACTAACTTCGGCTCTAAATTCAAGTGGTCTCCAATTGAAGTCGTGAATAAATGTGGAGAACCGCCTAAAGGAGGTGCGCCCTCAAAAGACCTCTCCAAGATCATAACATTTAATCCCACTCAGAACTTCGTCAGCCACTATTTTACTCCCGAGTCGCCTTACAAGGGAATGCTTCTCTGGCATTCGGTAGGAACTGGCAAGACATGCACTGCCATCGCAACGGCAACTTCGTCATTTGAGCGCGAAGGCTACACTATTCTTTGGGTTACGCGAACCACTCTTAAGAGCGACATTTGGAAGAATATGTTCGACCAGATTTGTCACACAATAATAGCTGACCGTGTGCGAAAAGGGCTGGAATTGCCAGATGATGACTCTGCTCGCAAACGTCTCCTTAGCAAAAACTGGATTCAACCAATGTCTTATAAGCAATTTAGCAATCTCTTGTCTGGAGAGAACAAGATGTACGAGGATTTGAAGAAACTCAATGGAGCAGAGGATGTTGTTCGCAAGACACTGATTATCATTGACGAAGCACACAAACTTTATGGCGGTGATCTCAAAGTGGCTGAGAGACCAGATATGGAGGTTATGGAGAAGTTTTTGGAGAACAGTTATAAGAAATCTGGCAAGGATTCTGCGCGTCTTCTTATTATGACGGCGACCCCCTTTACAAACAGCCCTATGGAACTCTTCAAACTGATTAACCTCTGTATTGAGGACAAGCAAGAGAAAATCCCAGATGATATCAAGATATTCAAGCAGATTTACATGGATGAAGATGATCTTCTCTCCAAATCAGGTTCTAAGAAGTTGGCTAACCAGTTAAGCGGATACATCAGTTATCTTAACCGAGAGAAAGACCCGACCCAATTCGCCCAACCAATTATGATTGATGTGCCGGTTGTTATGTCGGCCGCACCAGAAGACGTGAGACCGTTTCTCTACAAAGAGAAGAAAGTAAAGGATATGCGAGCAGAAACCAAAGAAATTCTCTCGGAATATAAGGATAGAATCGCAGGTCTTCGTGCTACAATAAAGAACGCTAAATCGAAAACCAAAGGGCGCAATAAAACATTACGAGTGTCTAAGAAAAACGCGAAGGATGATTGTAAAAATAAGTATCCTGGACGCAAAGAGAAGGCTTTACGTGATAAGTGTGTTGAGGAGGCAATTGCGGCGGCTGAGGCTGAAGCAAACGCTGAGCCTGAAGAAGACATTGATAAATTAGAAGCCGAATTAAGTGCGGCTATTAGTGAGAAAGGCACGATTGCCGATGATTCCAAGAAATTGACTAAGAAAATACGAGATGCCATTAAAGTGCGCACTAAATATCAGGATGTTATGCTTAGAGAACGATGCGAGTATTAGTTGTCTTATGTGTATTTTTTAATTGTATAAATAAATAAAAAATATACTTTCATAATAATAACAATGGAATGTGGTAAATTTGATACAAAACACGCTTACGAACCTAATATTAACAAAATAATAGGTAGTTTGTCACCGAATAAACTGTTAGTAGTTGGATTTACGGTATATTGGGACTTGATATTTAAAACAGCTGGCAACTATGAGTTATTTTTGGAATGTCAACCAGTTGGTTCAACAACTATAGAATTTGGTTATGTACTTCCAGGAGAGAAAGTATGTATTGCGGGGTCTATAATTTTACCAAAACGAAACATTGTTAAATCATTTAAATTAGGAGTGTTAAACATCCCAAAAGCAGACACATACCCTGTATTTATTAAAATTACTAAATCGTCTGGTCGTTTGTTGTTAATAAACACAATATCATTGACTGGTCCCAATGAAGTTGGCATAGTAGAATTAAAAGATATTCCAACCGCCAGATATATACACCACGCAGCGGCAGCATATTCCCGCGCATATTTTAAAACAAAAAATCCACACTTCATGTATCGCGAATTTATAGCAACAGAATGGAAACCGAATACATTCACAACAATCGCGTTTAATGGAGGATATGTCGGCATTGTTGTAGGACAATCCACTGGTATGTCTATTTGGAATGCGCCGTCTGGTGTGCCAAATATTATTTTAGAGACTGGTGAAAATGTTAAAACAAAAACGTATGACCACGAAGGTTGCGGAACTCAGTTTAGTCTGCCTTATAAAGTGAAAGAAGGCGTTCGATACGGTTATATGTTACGAATAGAACACATTCAAAAGAACAGTGAATTTCCTAATGGTGTAACTGATTATTCTAGTTGGTTTATTGATTTGGAAAACAATTCGTCGCTTGAAACTACAGAACCAAACAAAAAATGGCTCTTTATTGGAAAGGTTCGGCGTTTTTGTTTAAATAATTTTGGTGAAGGCGATAAAACGACAACATTTTCATCTGTGAGTGGATTTATAGAAAATCCTAGCACAAGCAACGGCCATTTATATACGCGCAAAGTTGCTGTCGGTAATTCGTGGGCGTCTGTAGATGGAATTAGTTGGGATGCATCCATTAGTGAAACGTATACAACCAAACATTGGGAATCGTATTGTGGAGCGTCTGGTGGTCCATATGACATTTACCCAAATGATTTTATTGAATATGCTATTGGTGGCCGTATTAGATGTCCGAATAAAGGGTCGTATACATTGTCGCGTGCGGCACCGAAAAATCCACCTACACACCTTATGACATTTGCTAAAGAATGCACATTTTCTGAAAAATGTATTGAGCTAGAAATATCAATGCCTGAAGAAATGAATGAAGAACATTTGTAAAATAACGTTTGTTCTTGGATAAAGATTAATTAATTGATTTTCTCGTTAATACGACGAACCATGTCTTCATTGTATATCCCGAGTGGTTTATAAGCTGAAGTCTTTTTAAAATCTGGTTTGGGCTTTGCGTTGGCAATCGTGTTTTGCCGCGTTAAATCATCAAACTCGGATGCTTGTTGTTCGTGTTCATTAACTACGTTGCCGAATCCGTCAATTTGAACGCCCGTTCTTTTTTTTATGTCTTTTCTTTCATAAGTTGGAATGTAGTGTTGCCATGAAATGAAAAGCATATTTGGGTGTGTATACTTGACAAACAGCTTGTTTTCCTCTAACTTCTCAATTACGTATTTAATACACGCTCTTACATCATATCTCGGAAATCCAATAACAACATCTGGAATAACGTAGAAACAAAATTGTTCCTCGTGTTTAAGACGGGATGTGGTCTTGATTTTCTTGAGAATTCGCGAGAGAATGCGTTTGTAAATGGCCTCTTTTTGCTCTTGAATTTCGCGTCTTCTCTCGTAGAGTTCGTCTAAATTCACTTGTTCTAGGAGTTCTTCGTTGTCGTTCATATGCCTTGCACAGAAAATATATGCTTGTTTTATCGGCATAAATACTTATTTATATATTAAGGTATTTAGATGACAACGATAACCACACTGGTTTTAAGCGGTGGTGCTTATAACGGCTTGATTGAGCTTGGTGTGTTACGGCGTCTCTCTGAAAAGGGATTTTATGATATCAATGCTGTAAAGAGAATACATGGAACGTCAATCGGTGGATTCATCGCCGTTTTGCTCGCTCTTAAAATGGATTGGTGTGATTTAGTAGAATATTTTGTTGAACGTCCATGGCACAAGCTTCTCTCCATAAATCCGATTGAACTCTATACAAAGAAGGGAGCATTTGACAAACAATTCTTTATTAGTGCGTTGTCTCCTTTGTTTGCGTCCAAAGAACTGGACATTGCGACTATTTCTCTCGGTGAATTCAAAGAATATAGTAACATAGAACTATATTTCTATGCGATTAAGTTGTCTACATTTGAAGTGTGCGAGATTTCGGATAAAGACATACTGTTAATTGACGCGGTTACTATGACTTGTTGTATGCCACTTGTTTTCAGACCGGTAATACACAAGGGAGAATACTATATTGACGGCGGGATTGCTTGTAATTATCCGTTGAGAGAAGTCATTAACGCCCCGGATGCTGACGTCAGCAAAATCCTCGGAATCCGTTTCGACCTCGGCGATACAACAACCACAATAAACGAGAATTCCAACATAATAGAATACATATACTGCTTATTTAACAAAATTAGCACTATACGCGAGTTTAATAAAGTCGAATTAGGCATTATTCCAAACGAAATTGTCATACGATGTGCTGGAATTAACGCAACTGACGGTTATGATGCCTTATTTAAGAGAGATAAGAGAGAAGAGATGGTGAAACAAGGAGAACGAGTTGGTGATGAGTGGTTAATGACATCTTTATAACATTACAACACATTGTTTAAGAATTCCGTAAGAGCCTCCTCTGTCGGCTTGGCATCAAAGTCGACAACATCATTGTCCCCGCGAACCAGTTTAATTGTGGGAAATCCCTCGACACCATACCTGTCAGCTATTTGTTCCTCCTTATCGCAGTCAAATGACTTGAAATGGACAAGTGTTCCGTTTATTGCCTTACCATTATATTTCTCTTTCATCGCATCCCACACTGGTTTTGCCTGCTTACAGTGAGGACACCACGTCACATAAAAAAGCATGAGGTCCGCCTCTTTAGTGGGAGCACCACCTGATTGGTTATACTCGTCATTTGGGACGAATCCTTGTGGACGAATGTAGTTGAGATAAACATACACAGCAACACCAATAAATAATGCTACACCACCCATAATCATCAAGTTACGTCTGTTAGAGAGAACAGCCTTAATAGTATCCATCTTTGATATATAGAATTGAGAGAAAACCTATAAATCAAAAAAACGAATTAATATATCAATCTAATTATATCCTTTTTTTAACACATTTTTCGTCGATCTCCATCGTTTCGCACTTCACATCGTGTGGAACAATCTTAATAAGACATTTCGACTTCTTACCATATAATGGTTCGGTACATCCAGGTTCTTCCTTCTTCTTTTTAATTAATTCATCTATCTTATCTTTGTCTACATCGGCATCCAAGACGCACCGCGACCTAAAATGTTCGTATCTTTCTCTCACATCACAATATGACAGACCCGACTTTTTCCCTAACATTTTATTAATGTGTTCGTGTAAATCATAGACAAAACGAGAGAATGTTTCGCGATTTTTCATGTGTTTGTTTGAAAAGCTCAATTCTCTCAAGTTTTTAGACAAGTTCTCTCTGCAATAACGACAGGGCAATACATCCTTGAGAGAAAGTATAAATTGTTTATATTGCCTTTTTTGGGTTACAGTCGGTTCTACTGGATAGTTGAAACTCATAGTATGTAAAAAGTGCCACATTGCGGGGCCCCACACATTTGTTAGCATTCCGTCTCCACTTTTATAATCGTCATCCGTGAAAGTGCGTTGTGATGTTTTAGTTGTTTTGCGTGTCGTTTTATTGTGATTTGTTTTATCTCGTTTAGAAGTTTTACGCATTTGTTAGCTACTAATTAGAGAGAAAACAAATGTTATAAAGAAAAACATTTAGAATTCAAATACTTCTTCATTTGTTCAACAGATATAGTTGTTGATGAAGTTACCTTTTTATTAAACTTTATACACCATAAAATGTTATATAACGATGTGTCGTTTAATAGTTTTGTTTCATCTATACACACCAATTCACCATTTGATTTTCTAACAATCATTGTCAATTAAATAAATATCATTATGCTATGTTTATATCCTTCATACTAAATCTAAAATATGTGATGATTTAATTAGATAATGCTGCTGGGTGAAATGTAGCAGGATTCATAGTTCCACCTCCTTTCACACTGTATGGGGGAGGAGGGTCCATTAGTTCTCTAGCTACTCTCTCTACTTCCATGTCTTCCGCTGCTTTTTTAGCTGCTCTCTCTGCTTCCATGTCTGCCGCTGCTTCCCTCGCTTTTCTAGCTTCTTCCTCTACTTCCGCGTCTTTTTGTTGTATTGCTGCTTTCTTCGCTTTTTCAGCTGCTTCCCTCGCTTTTTCAGCTGCTTTCTTCTCTTTTTCAGCTTCTTTCTCTGCCTCCATGTTTATCGCTGCTTTCTTCGCTTTTTCAGAGAGAGTTTCTGGATTTTCAGCGAGAGGTTTTGGGTTTTGAATGTCAGCAATAGATGCTATTTGCTCTTCTGCTGTATTTCCAGTATCACTTAAAGTGTCTATTTGGGCCGCACGAGGCATCATAATTTTAATAACAATAGTTTTGTTGTCGAGTAATTGTTCTGGGGAAATGCTAATAATTTGTTCCGGTTGTTTCGCTGGGACTTGAGCTTTTTTTTCTTCCTCTTCTTCTTCCTCTTCTTCCTCAGATTCTTCCTCTTCTTCCTCAGATTCTTCCTCTTCTTTGGGCTCCAACCTGGCTTCTTCGGATTGTTTCGCCGGGACTTCGGGCTCCAACCTGGCTTCTTCGAGTGCTTTTTTAGTTTGTATTTGCTGTGTTAAATCGCGAACCTTTTCAACCAATTCATTTATTGTTGCTTTCATTTCTTCTGATTCAGTTTCTTTAACTAAATCAGGTTCTTTATCTGTAACCAGAAGAGTCATTATTTTTTGTATATCTTCTTCATCAATTCCTTTTTTTACTACTTCAACAATAACTGGGTTTTCTTCTTCTGCTTTTTCCGCCAATTCATTTAATTTTTTTCCAAGTTCTTCATTCTGAGATATTAATTCTGTAATTTGTAAATTTAGTGGTTCAATTTGCGTTTTAACGTCTCTGTCTATCCAGTATATTGTTTCCAAGAGAACTTCGCTGCGAAAAGTTTCTAACATTTTTGTAAGTTCTTCTTTATCTATATTAAATAATTTAAATAGACTTCTTGTAGATTCACGGTTCTCAATTATAGCTTTGAATAATAATTCGTCGCTGTCAACTTTTAACTCATCCATTTCACGTTTTAATTCTGAAAATTTAGTATCATCTAGTTTTTTTTTTATAAGTTCTTTGATTTCTGTTTTTTTTGCCTTGTTCTTTGAAAAACTTATTTTTCCTATTAAATTTTTGAGTTTTCCAAAGAGTCTAACAAATATTCCACGTTTCTCAGGTTTCTTCATTTCTTCTTCTATTTTTCCTGGTGTAGCCTCAGAAATTTTCAATTTCTCTCCAATTTTAGATAATACCGCGGATTTTGTTGGATCGTCTAACGTCGCCGTGATTATTTCATATTCATTAGCCTGCTCGTCGAATGTTTCTTGGTTTTGGTCAATAGGCATGATAAGTTTATCGAGCGGAGTTTCTTTAAACTCTCTTTCAACCATTTCATAATCTTCATCAACGCTTGCTTGTCTTGAAATGTCGCTAGTACTAACCGGCGTTTCTCCTGATACAGGAGATAATGTCCCGTGTATACTATTAGAGTCGACTAGGTTTTCTGAAGCATCGAGAGTGCTCAGTGGTGGCTTTCGTGTAATGACTGGGTTTTGCGAAGCATCGCTAGTGCTAAATGATATCTCTTGCATTATACTGCTGACTGGGTTTTGCGAAGCATCGCCAGTACTCGGTGGTGGGTTTTGCGAAGCATCGCTAGTGCTAAATGATGTCTCTTGTATTATACTGTCCTTAATGACTGGTTTTTGCGAAACAGGAACAGTGCTAAATGATGTATCTTGTGTACTGGGCGGAGGTAGTTGTTCTTCTCTTTTACCTAATTTTTTCATTTTAATTTTTTCTGTACGAGCGGGTATTTTACGAGCGGGTATTTTAGGAGATGTTTTGATCTTTTCTCGCGGTATGATATTTTCATCTTCACCTTCAAATAGTGGATTCAGAATTTCTCTACCGTTAACTTTAGTAAGTTCAACTTCAAATGGATCAGCAATGGTACGAGGAGGTTTTTGATCAGTTTCGATTGGTGTAAACTCTCTTGCTTCTTCTGGTGTCATTCGTCTTTCAACCAAATTTAAACTGACATCAATGTTTCCACTAGAATCTGGAAAAACACTACTACCGAATGAGCTTTTATCAGGAACGCCACCGCGCATGTTTTTTAAAGTCCTTTTCTTTAAATTAAGATGTCCTCTTTTCCGGTTTGTTTTGGGTTTTTTTAAGTTATTTATTCTTCTGTTTATTTTTCGTGTTCCCTTTTTACTGTGTGTTCCCCTTTTACTCTGTGTTCCCTTTTTACTGTGTGTTCCCCCTTTACTCTGTGTTCCCTTTTTACTGTGTGTTCCCCTTTTACCTTGTATTTTTTTAATACGCTGTTTCTTTGTTACTTTCAACATTTTATTATATATATCTTATATATTAAAATGAAAAAGAAAGATTGGCAAAAAGATGATATATACATAGATTGTCAACCAGTAAACAGTAAAGGTGATACGTTAGTTGGATTCGACGTTGTCCAACATGAATTATCTACTATTGAAAAAAGTGGAGATAAATTAGATATCTCTGGATTTCTCTCAAACCCGCTAGTTGGCGTTCTTGTAGGCGGAATTGGGCTTTATGCCATAATTAAAGTTGCTCAATTAGGAATAGGCGCTATGTCTTCAAATAATAAAAAATAAATAAAAATCACCCATATCTCTCGCGCATTTCCGAATAGGTCATATTACGCCCATATTCCTTCTTGAACTCGTCACATCCATCACTAACTACTTTAAGAGTGGATTCTTGAGTTACATTATTATTTTTCTTTAGTTCTTCCACCTTTTTCATTCCTTCAGCCTCCATTTTCTTCTTATTTTCAGCCAATGTCTCCATATATTATATTATTTGTCATAGATTTAAATTGTTTTAGTCATCCATTAAACAGACGCCTGTAAGCACTTTATTTTTGCTGAATTTGCCGTTGCATGTTGATTCAGTTTCAATCTCAATTTCGTCATCATCTGTGCCAGAATACAACACGTCTTCTGTGAAATATGTATCACTCTTCGTATACTCCACTTTATAGTCTGATTTCTTATAAAGTGCCCTGCGCTTATACCACTGACGCTTAAACGTATCGTGTGTATCTATTATGTCGATCACGAGAGGATGGTCGTGCTTTACGCGCAAAATTCGTCCAACAGCTTGTGTCACGTCTGTCTTTGGTGTCATCATAAAGAGCGTTGTGAGTGTCTTAATATCAAGCGCCTCCTCTGCCATCGCATATGTCGCAATAATAATGTCCTTGCTTTCACTTTCTTTGAGGTCTTTCTCTTTCATTCCGCCTACATAATATCCGACTGTGCCAATTTTGCGGTATTCAATGGCATCATACATGTATTTTAGGATATTCTTGTTATGAGCCAACATCATCACCTGTATTCGCTGTCCCTTCGCCTTCGCTTTGGAGAGAACATCAACAAGCACTTTGAGAATGAATTCACTGCGTGGATTGTAAGAACATAACTTGCCAATCATCTTAGAATAATGAGGTTGTCCCTTGAAATTCAGCTCTGTCTCCTCAAATTCGCTGTCATTACTGCGATATTCAATGCCTTTAACTAGAACTGCGCTCTCATTTTTTCTCTCCACTTTAACAACCACATCTCCAAGGAACATCTTGAACACCTTTGTCATTCCGTCTTTCCGATTCATTGTCGCGGAGAGACCGAGCATATATTTAGTGACAATCTTAAACAGGGAATTGCTGAAAACCTCAGCTAGAATGTGATGACACTCATCTACAACTGTAAAGCCAAAGTCGCTAAATACACAGTCGTCATAATCTTTCATAGAGAGAGACTGGAGCATTCCAATGACAATGTCTTTGTTTTCTACGTCGATTATTTGCCCTTGTATCTTTCCTACTCTGGCATCTGGGAGAAACTGCTCAATTCTCTCAATCCACTGATTAAGGAGGAATTCCTTGTGAACAATGATTAGCGTCTTCTTCTTCAGTTTAGCGATGATATTGAGAGCCAAAACGGTCTTGCCAAATCCGCAATAAAGTTCTAGGAGTCCGCATCCGTGTTCTTTTGCGTGAGAGACAAACTTCTCCACAATTGGCACTTGATCGGCACGAAGACCACCATTAAATTCAATTGCGATGTCGCTGCCTTCGTGCATTTTCACAGATTTAGGAGGACCAAATTGTTTTACACCGAAAATACGAGGAAGGTAATATTTTTGGTGTGACTCCCGATAAACAGGAAAAGTCTTGGCTTGACCGCCCATAGCCGTGTTAATTGACGGTTTAGCCGTAAGTTCTGTTTTAATCATTTTCACTTGTTCGATTGACAAATCTTTCTTATAAATGGTATATCCTCGCGGTCCAAGATAGGTTTCCATGTTTTAGAAGCAGAGAGAAATAATTATATAGATATAACATTAAGCGTTTAATTCAATTTTTCTCTCTAATTAATATACATCATTATGGATATGCCTAAGATGACCCCTCACAACATCGGTGTAGCATTGTTAATTGCCTTTGTTGCTCTTGAACAAGATATGCCTCTCAGTATCGCTCGTATAATTGACAACCCAGTCGGCAATGTTGTTGTTTTTGCTCTCGCTATCTACCTCTTATCCAAGAGTCGTGTGCTCGGTGTTGTTGCTTTGTTGGCTGCGTACGAGCTGGTTCGTCGTGCCCAGAAGAAGACTGGTCGTCGGGCTGCACTCAAATTTCTCCCTGGAGAAGATAAAAAATATCGCGAACTTACACTGATGAACCAATTTCCGGCGACATTAGAGGAGGAAGTTGTATCAAACATGGTTGCGTTCGTTGAGGATAGCAGCCTTGGCAAGGCGGAATTTAAGCCTCATCTGTCTGAACTTCACCAGGCGACTCATCTTTAACTTCATTAACGAAATAGATGCTTGGATAAAGATTAATCATACAAGCAACGCGATGAGCAACGTCGATGGAACGTAGCACAAAATGAAGCTCGCTCATATGATGCGAATGTGGTGATGAACGGAACCAGTGGATTCTATTTAATAAGTTTTTTAGAATTATGTTTGGTCTCTTGCCGATTGTTGCGCAGTCGTCGGCGAACTGTAATTCATTATCAAACACAAGGACCGGGCGTCGCTGGTTATTAAGGCCATTATCGCTTGACAGTCTATTGGCTATGAGTTTGACAACATCTTGTTTTTTAACTATTAATATCATTGGTTCGTAAGTTAACAAATAATCAGTGAAATCATTCATTCCTTCGATTACCTCTAAATATTCAAATCTAATACTAGACGGAATATATTTTGTCAGTTTACCAACTGGTAGAGCACACGAACGAGTAATGGTTGTGATGATTTCAAGTGATTTGTATCTTGAATTAGCGTGTTTAATAAAGTTCTTTGTAAGCTCAAATGTTGCCTTGAATGGGACATACGCATTTGCTATGTGTCTGGATTCGATGCGCTTTACTTTAACATACTTATTCATTTCATTGTTGATGAATTTGGTGGTTATGTTTGTGTCGTCGTTTAAAAATGTGTCTTGAGGAAACACTGTGCTTGGTCCTTTATATTTACACTCCACTTTTCTCTCGGCAAGTGAAGTGTAAGAAGCATAGAATTTCCAGTAATTTTCAGGTGAATCGAGTTCTTCTGGGTATTTTTCACAAAAGTCAATAACTAACGATGTTAAGTATTTGTTATTGACTGGTATTAACAAGTCATTCTTTATTATTGTTTTTATTGCGATGGTTTGGAGAGAATTCATCTGGTATGGGGTGTGAATAATAATGAGGTGTGCGTAATAATTTCAATTTTTACACTTTGTCAAATTGTTTACACTAAGCTAGCGCCAACTGGTGCTTCAAGCGGTTCAGCGACAGAAACGTCGTTGTCTAATATAGGCGATGCGAGACCTTTTCCAGTAAAGTGATTGTAATTATCAACTGCATTGCCTGCGTGTGGTTGAACGTGATGCGGAGATGCCTCGGCACTCGGAGAACCAAGTACGGCCGAATATCCGCTAGCCTGAACCGTATTACTGCCATACTGGTTATATCCGCCGCGCATAGTCTTACGTCTGCTATCCAACTTTTCCCCACGCTTCTTCGTCTGTTTGAGAGAAGCCAAGTGTTTGACGACACGACCCAAGTGCATTCTGGCAATCATCTTATGAGTGCCAAGCATCTTGCTTTTGAGAGAAACAAGACAATTACGAGCCCTGCTAAGAGCGTTTTTCATCGTGACCAACATACGCTTCACTTTGGACGCCTGCTTGCATTTGAGAGCCTCCTCTTCGGTACGAAACACCTTGCTATAATGCTTAATGAATGAAACGACCTTAGGGTTCTTCATGTCGTCTTTAAGTTCAGCCTCATAAATGGCAACGGCACCAGGGCAAACACGGCGCCAGAGGGAGAGAAAGCGGGGACCACCGCCCATGTGAACACCAGGTGTAACCGGTGCATAAGAACCGGCGAAATCAACTAGATTCTTGCCGCCGTTGAATCCATAAAACTGAACTCCGTTCTCGCTGGCTACACCTTCCATAGGGTATTTCACGGTGGATTGGTCTACGAGCACATAACTTTCGGATGCGGCAGCTGGAGAGCCACCCATCTTGTGAGAAGAGCCACCCATCATTTGAGAAGAGCCACCCATCATGTGAGAAGAGCCACCCATCATTTGAGAAGAGCCACCACGTTGAGGTTGACCCGCTAATTCAGACCAGGATGGAATCTCATAGTGTTTCGGATGTTGCTCACAAGCCATCGTCTGGGTAACACCGGCGTGGTGACCATGTCCAAGTAATTCCAGCTCTTGTCCGAACCCAAATCCACCACCATTCATACGCATTTTGCGAGTTTTCGTTTTTCGTCCGCCAGTATTCATATTATATACATTAAGACGAGAAATATTTCTGTTGCCATCGAGACTTCCTTCATTTCCATGAGGACCAATATCTCGTGTAGTGTCGTGTGTTATAAATGCTGATAATTGCTCATTGTTCGACAAAAGGCTCATTTGCTTATACATAAAGTCATTATTAAAAATTTACTGGCTTAATTGGTTGCCACTTCTTAAACTTGGGAACATACTCGCATTCCATCTTAATTACACGCGACTTATCGGTAATGAACTTGTCGAGAGAAACATTCTCAAATTCGTCCTCATCGTCGCTTTCTTCAAGAGAATCCAAGTTGCGATTCTCTTTAATATTCCTAAAAAGCGCATTCATCATTTTACTCACTTCATACGTCGGAATACACGCCAATCCGCAATCAACGTCGGTTTCGTCAAATAGTGTGTAAATGTCGTTTTGTGTTTCGGCAATAACATTAAATACTTTGTGTGTCTTACTAGCAACAGAGACATGTTTAACTAAGACATTAACATAAACGTTGTCCTTCCTATGCTGAACACAATAAAACGACAAATCATGCGTCTTGCCAACAGGAGCAATCATAAATTGCGTTTTGAAATCAACGACATTCACAATTTTTCTTTCTAAAAACAAATCACCCAAAATTCTGAACCGTTCAATCGGATTCATGAATGAAACGACACGATTCTTATAAACATAAGTATCATCCAGCACAATCAGCCGGTTTCTCGTTACAATAGTACCACTTAGAACTGTGCCGATGATTGTATGATTGAAACTGCATGATACAACGGAAATGTCTTTAATTTTACCTTTCTCTCGATCACGTTCAATTAGAATACACGTGGGTTCGCCATTATGGAGAGAAAACCATGCGAAACACTTGGGTCCCTTTGGAATGGAGACGGCAATAGAAACGTCATCGGCAACTTTATTATGAGCGATTGTTTCATAACAAAGTTTAAACGAAGGGAATTTGGAGAGAACGAGTTGTTTTTCTTCGGTAGAGAGAATCATTTTGGTTAATTGTTATTACTACTTTATGCCATAGGTTTAAATCGTTTGTCAATTAAAATGTAGAAACACCGTCTAATTCTTGTTCATATGGGTGTATATTAACCTCGGTCGGTGGCAGTTCTGCGTTATCTAGGTCACTCATAAAGTTCATAAGCTCATTTGCCATAGTTTCAGGTGGGTTTGGTTGTTGAGGTGGAGCAGAATACATCTCAGTTGGCATTTGTATGGGTTTTTCGATTTGGTTTCTTGTTGTGGCCAATGTATTGTAAATTTGCTCATAATGGCTCTTAGTTTCGTTAACAATGTTTCTCTCCAGTGGTTTAGAAAAAGACAACTTTAAATATTCATACACTTGATGAATTAAGAATATTAACACAATTGAAAGTGATATTACACCGACCATCCAAATTATCATTTTTAATTAACACATACATTTGTTATTTGAGATAGAAACGAAATAATCTCACGTTCTTCAATTGATTCGCCCTTAATTTCAAAGAAATAGTCAATTGATTCCTCGTCATTTCTCTCTATTACAAATGTTACATTGTCATTGATTTTAAAGCGCTCAACAATAAAATCAACTCTAATACTATTAGTCGGTAGAATATTAACCTCTGATTTTACCCACGATACATTGGATACTATTAAATCAGGCGATGTTGCCTGTATAGTTTTATTGAATTTGATGCAATTTATGTAAATGCGGTCTTGTTTAATTTCATAATAGCCGTCATCTGCCAGATAAATTTGTTTCTTGACCGCTGAAGACAAGATATTTGAGAGAAACTCATAAACAGCATCATCAACATCAACCAGTTTTTGATGAATTGCCTTATTTGTAAAGTATACTCGCATTTGTAAATTATATATAGTTATTACAAACCATTTAAACCTATTTAGATATTTAAATATAGTAATAAGTTCGCTCATTAAAAATGTCGCTTCTCAAATATGTCTTGATAGAGAAATCAGGAGAATGTGTTGAAAAGACAAGCAAGAATGGTCTAGCTGTTGATGAGTTGTATAAGAAATGTGGATTTAAAAAGGTGGATGGGTTTAATGAGTCCGGAAAGTGGCGGCTAAATGATGGACTTGATATTATTGTGTATGGCCGACTTGATGGAAAGGCAGGTAGCGAGAACAAGTTTGAATGCCCGCCACCAATTGACAAGCAGTTGTTTTTTGGAAATATGGCAGTGGTTGCTATGTTGAACGGTGTTCACGTGGATTTGGATGTGAATCACTGGGGAGAAATTTATGCCGAGTTGATGGGTGGGTTTGAGGATATTGATAGTGAAGAAGAAGAAGAAGAAGAACTATCGGAAGAGGAGGAAGACCAGAAAGATGACTTTATTGTTGAGGACGAAGAGCAAGAAATCAGCGAGAATGAGAATGAGAACGAAGAACAAGAGCTTACTAAAGAAGACTATATTTCAGAAGACGACTATTGAAAAAAATTGAAGTGTGTTAAACCACTTAAAAATTAAACTACCATATTATTCATACAAAAATGAGCGACACCACAACTACCATTTCACGCGAGAAAATTGTGAGCAATCTCACGACTTTAATTGGAAATGTCTCACAAGCAACCAATCTTGAAAAAGCGACTTACAACTGGGCGATTGACCAAGCAACCACACGTAATGTTGTCAAAAAATGGGACAATCCTCAATTTGTCCAACTATATCAAGACAAATTGAGGAGCATTTACATGAATTTATCGCCATCTAGTTATGTTCGCAATACCTCACTCATTCAGAGGTTGAAATCCAGGGAGATTGCGGCCAAGGACATTCCATATATGTCACACCAAGAACTTCACCCTGAACTGTGGAACCCAGTCGTCGACGCTAAAATTAAGCGAGACAAGAGCAAATGTGAGGTGAATTTGGAGGCAGCAACAGATGAATTCACGTGTTTCAAGTGTAAGAAGAACAAATGCACTTATTACCAACTTCAGACTAGGTCTGCGGACGAGCCGATGACCACATTTGTAACGTGTATTAACTGCGGAAACAGGTGGAAGTTTTAAATGTAAAATAAGAGCATACTTATTTCGGTAAATATTTTTTTCTTACATATAAGCAATATCTCTTATGGAACGGCTCAAATCATTTGCTAATAAACACAGAATATCATCTTCGCTCAATAATTTACTTGGAACAGAAAACCAGCAACAACAATATCATTATATAGCTGACTTTGATAAAGTGAGCGAAGAAGAATGTATCTTGCTAGATAAGAAGAACAATGATATATACAAGAAAAATTGCGATTTATATAGGCACATGATCGAAAAAATGAAACGACAAAATGCGCTTTTTACAATAGAAAATCCACCGGCAGCGCCCGAACAGCCGAACAATTACAGCAAGTTAATGTGTTATAAGATGAGAAACGTTGAAAAGAACGTGCGTCTTCAAACATTTGCGGTGATGTATTTGCTTGAAGTTGGACACACAGTGACTTATTATAAAACAAGTGATGGTGGAGAGAATGAGTTTGAACCACATGAAGCCATTGAATTATGCGAAAGGCAGTTTGGAGATAATATAAATAACTTATTTAAGAGACATCAAGAGAACAAAATGAATACCATGAAAAAGTCGAAGTCAATCAATATTCCACCGACATACGATGATATGAGGGCTGTCGCGTCTGCTCCTCCTTTGTATCCACAACAACTCAGTTCATCGGCACCGCCAGCAAATAGAAATTATTTCAATTATTCTGATAATAAATAGGAAGAAACCATGGAAATAATATATATTTTTCTTTTATATGAGTTGCGTAGAACTAACACCAGCCCAAAAGAAGAAAAATATATATAGACATACGCATAGTGGACGCTCAAAGGCAATGGAATTTTCACACATTATGCGGAATACTAAGTTCGATTTGACGCGGAAGAATGTGAATTGTGCTACTGGGGGACCCATTATTACTGAATAATGGGTACAAGTTAGTAAATTGCTAGCATCGGATTCAAGTGATAATGATACTTTTGGGCGAGATGTTTCTATTTATGGCGATTACATAGTTGTTGGTGCTTTTAGAAACAATACACCTCCTTACATAGAGAACGGCGCTGTTTATATTTATAAAAAAAATGACAATGGTTCATATGGAGATCCGTCCGGTTCAGTCTATATAGAAAATTACAAATTGCTAGCATCAGATTTAAGTGATGAAGATTGGTTTGGTGTGGAGAGTGACATTTATGGCGATTACATAGTTGTTGGTGCAACTAGAAAAGATATACCTCCTCACGAGGATAACGGCGCAGCATATGTATTTAAAAAACAGTTAACTACAAATTAATCTGTTCCAAATCCGCGAATTTCCAGTATTCAACCGCCCCATTCGGTAGAGGTCTCTTGACAATAAACGGAATCTTCTTTTGTTCATACTCCATCATTGCAATCGTATAGCCATCGATGACGTGTTCCGGCACATCAATCATAACCGCAGCGCCACAATTAATTTGCTTCGATCTAACACCAAGAATGCGTGCTTTCTCAAATTTAGAGACAAACGGCAGTGTCTTATGAAAATTGTCTACAATCTGACCGTCTTGATTGCGAACAATGGTTGAAAGCGTCGCGATTTCGTCATAATTGTGAGTCTGAATCTCAGGGTGAAAGCTAATCAAGTAGTCTTTGCTTATTTCACCCTCAAATTTGCGCAAATTCATCTCACTTTCCTCATCTCCCAGTTTTACTGCAGTTGAAATTCCACCACTTGCAATTTTTTTAAATGTCTCACAATCAATAAACTTGCTATTCTTGTTTCTGCGGGTCTTTTTCTTCGATCCACCAACCTCTTCTTCGTAACCACCACCAGGACTAATGTCTTCTTCTTCTTCTTGTTCTTCTTCTTGTTCTTCTTCTTGTTCTTCTGGTTCTTCTGGTTCTACTTCTGATTCGCTTGTCTCTTCCTCTTCTTCCTCTTCTTCTTCTTCATCTCCTTCAACGTGTTCTTCTTCTTCTTGAAGAAGTTCTTCAACATTCGGTGGTTCTTGATCGTTGTTGGACATCGTTGTATAATATTACAGGAGAACAAATGTTTAAACCAATTAAAAAGATTTAAACATTTCAATTTTTTCCAACTTTAATTCTTGTCATCTGTCTTCCAAATTGTATCGCAAGTAGTGCAAATATACACATATTTCATATTAATCTCATCATAACGGATGTTGATGACGCTTCTCTCAGTCGGTTTCTTGGCGTCATTAGTTGAACATTTCACATTCGGACAAGGAACACTCTTAATTCTAGGCAATGTGGGGTCAATCTTGGTGTATTTGTTAATGATGTGATGAAACTGCTGTTCAGACCCCTTTAAATGGAGTTCAGACACAATCATGTTGTCTTCGGTGATATTTGTCTCTTCATTTCCACATTTGCGACAATAATACACGAGCTTGCTTTCATCCTCTTCACTAATTTTAATGTAATACATGTTGTCACAGACTTCGCAGAAATACATGTTGTGTTTGTATATTAGGTTGATAAATAATTGTATTTAATTCTTTTATCAGTTTGTTTCAATTTTTTCATATTTTATTTTTAGTGGATTCGAGGATATTCAACAACGATTCAAAATCGACGACAACGCTCATTCCTCTATAATTTATTTCATCAAACTCATATCTCGTTTTACCAGGTAAAGTCTCTAAATGTTTTGTGACATTTTCGCGTATTCTCTCAAAATTCTCTAAAAAGTGTTTTTTCATAATGGAGTGAAATGAAATAAATTCTTGTGGCATAATTTCCCTAGTAACCATTTTACAAATTGCCGATTCTACATTCTTATATGCGATTACTTTTGTATATGTGTTAATCAAGTTGGCGTGCGACGACATTTCATAACCTGGTTCATTTGTTAGGGGTTTGTCATTTAACACCATAATCAAACTCATAAGAATGGACCGAATTGTTTGACACGAAGTCCATCGTTCTCCTTTCCAAGTATTGAGAATTGAGAGACAAACTCTTCCGTTTACATACAAATTCGGATTAAATCGGGTTCTCTCTCGGTCATCAGTCATAAACGTCAACTGTGGTGGAGAATGTGGGTAATTACACGGGAAGTTCAGTTTGAATAAGTAGAATCCATCTGAGTATGGTGTATCTGTTGGGCCAATGATCATCGCATATCCAACAAACATATTTTCATCCGAATGAACATAATAAATACCTTGGTCGGCAAGTGGGTTCTTAACAACATCGACGACGTCTTTTAACAGGCGTTTTCTTGTTTCGTCAGTGATGACCTTATTAACTACATTATACAAATCATTTTCATCCATTATTGCTAGTAATTATATTATTTATCAAGCAACATTTAAATTGGTTAAATATAAAGATAATTGAAACCGACATTTTCAATAAAATGTGTAAAACATCCAATTTGAAAAATTGATATAAAATTTTACTGCCATAATATAAGCATCCACACAAAATGGCAAACATGACAGCAACATCGACGTCGACAATCAAGAATCTGGATGACTTTTTGGCAAATCACAAAACTAAAATAAGAACAGAGATTACGCACACACGAATGCCAGACAAAGACCTCGGCATTTACGGTGGTGCTTATTGCATTCCGAAAGAAAAGATGAATGAGTTTTACAAGTTATATACAAAGAAGGTTTTCATTGACAAGAAGAATGAGCATTTGACTGAATGCCAACTCAAGGGCGACTCTGACAAGAAACGGCCCATTGTGCTTGATTTTGATTTTCGCTACGAAGCATCTATTATTGAACGACAGCATAGTTCAGAACATTTGAACGACCTCGTTGAACTGGTTGTCGAGACGCTCAACAAAATCATCGAGATACCTCGCAAAAAGGCGTTTGATGTCTATGTTATGGAGAAGGAAGACGTAAATGTCGTCTGCGAGGATGACAAGGAAGAAACAAAGGATGGAATACACTTGTTCATTGGAATAGCGGCAGACAAGAAGGTGCAGATGATATTGAGAGAAGAACTTCTCAAGGACATTGCTAATGTATTTGGCGAACTCCCACTTACCAATGGGTATGACTCAGTGATTGACGCCGGAATCAGTGATGGTCACACAAATTGGACTGTTTATGGGTCTCGCAAGCCAGGACATCAGGCATATCAAGTCACGAAGTATTTCAGTCTCGAATATACAAATGAAGGCGAAATTGAGTGGGACGAGTTGAAAGACTTGTCTCGGGTGAATAGCAAGCCGATGGAAATAGCAATGAAGTTGTCAGTACGAAATGATGGATACGAGCAGTTTCCTATTCGCGATGCGTTTCAAAAGCGTTATGATAATGTTAGTGCGAGCGACAAGAAACGAAAACTCAAGGTTTCGGGTGGTGGAGGTGATGATATTAAGTCGCAAGTTCTCGGTGGAGTGCCGATTTCATACCTTGAGGAGCACAAATATGAGGGAATTACGTGTGTTGACGACCTTGAAGAGATTACAAATTATTACATCGACCATTTGGAAGAAGACAAATACAAATCCCGCGATGTTCACGCATATGTTATGGCTCTTCCTGAGAAATATTACGATAATTACCAAGAATGGATTCGTGTTGGATGGGCACTACACAACACGAATCCTCAACTATTCTTGACCTGGATGCTTTTTAGTAGCAAATCTCAGGGAAAGTTTCGCGTATTTGACATACCCACACATTATGAGACGTGGGTTCACATGCGATACAACAACGACACATTTAAGACGTTTAGCGACAAGTCGATAATTTACTGGTTGAAGCGAGACGCGCCCGAGGAATACACGCGAATCAACCGCCAAACGACTGACTACTACTTGATGAAGTCGCTTGAGGCTGAATCTCCCGCAGAATGTGACATAGCCAGAGTTTTGTATTCGCTCTACAAGGAGAAATTTCGCTGCGCAAGTATTAAAAATAAGGTTTGGTATGAATTCATTAATGGCCGTTGGGTTGAGATTGATTCAGGCACTACATTGCGAACGAAAATTTCGCGTGAAGTGTTCTCGTTGTATGCTGGTAAGAGTTCGGAATTGGGTCCGAAAACGGCGTGTGCTGATGGCGACAGCGAGGAAGAGAAAAAGCTGGCGTCTTATTACAGGAAGCTGTGCACCCGTCTTACTAACTTGTCACTTCAACTGAAAAAGACGACATTTAAGAATAACGTGATGCGTGAGGCGTGCGATGAGTTTTATGAGGAGGACTTCTTGGATAAGTTGGACATCAACCCCTATTTGATGTGTTTTGAAAATGGTGTGGTGGATTTCAAGGAGAAGCGGTTTCGCAAGGGTATGCCCGAGGACTATTTGTCTCTATCAACTGGGACGAATTACACTGAATACAATGCGAATAACCCGAAGATGGTTCATGCTCGCGAGGAAATCAACACCTTCATGCGACAACTTTTCCCAGACGAGGAACTCAACAAGTATGCGTGGGACCACTTGGCATCAGTTCTAATTGGTGTGAATCTCAACCAAACATTTAACTGTTATTTAGGTGGCGGTCGCAACGGTAAGAGCAAACTGACGAAGTTGATGAGTATGATTCTTGGTAAATATCAGGGTGTTGTCCCGATTTCGTTGGTGACGTCAAAGAGGCAAAACATTGGTGCGTGTTCGCCTGAAATCGCACATTTGAAGGGTATCAGGTATGCTGTTATGCAGGAGCCGTCCAAAGGAGACATTCTAAATGACGGAATTATGAAGGAGATTACTGGTTCTGACCCCATTACTGGTCGTGCTCTCTGGCAAGATGAGGTTACATTTGTGCCGCAACTTACACTGGTGGTTTGCACGAACAATATGTTTGAACTTAGAAGCACAGATGACGGCACGATGCGGCGATTCCGTCTGGTGGATTTCAAGTCAAAGTTCGTTGAGACACCAGATTCCTCAAGCAAATATGAGTTTTTGGTGGACTTAAAAATTGAGGAGAAGTTTATTGATTGGGCTCCAGTCTTTATGGATATGTTGGTAAAGCGCGCGTATCAGACTGACGGGTTTGTCAAGGATTGTCCGATGGTAATGCACTCCACTCAAAAATACGAGCAACAGCAGAACCACGTTAAGGCGTTCTTTAACGAGAAGATAGTTAAGGATGACAATGGAACGGTTAAGAAGACAGAGCTAGCGGAGGAGTTTAAGGCGTGGTTTGATGTGGAGCAAGGTAAGGGAGCGAAGGCACCGAAGACTAAGGAGTTGTATGATTACATCACGAAAATTACAGGGACAGAGGCTACAAAGGGTGGATGGAAGGGTTATCGCATTGTTTATGACGACAACGCGGAAAACATTGATTAATTCATTATGTTGTTATAAAACGAAATAGGAATGATTGACTGTAATACACGGCCAATTCCATCTTTTTTATGTCTCTGTAAAAGCGGTGTAAGCACGCTATTAATAAACCACGCAAAATGATAAGAAATAAAGCGGAGACCAAGTTCATTTATGTGGTTTAATTCGCACTTTCCATCTTTTTCAACGCGAATGTTGTTTAGTTCTCTCAAGTTATGAATGTCGTCTTCATGCACTATTTTATATTGAATAACCTTGCGATTGCGACCGACGTTGTTAATCATTCCACAATGAAGAATATCCGCATTAAATAACACGCAAGTATTTTTCTCTCCACTTATATTCGTTGAACGAGACCAGATAAATGGGAATTGGTTGTGACTATTTGGTGTAATTGAGAGAAAATCACCATCGTATTCGTAAATAATCGCCGTGTATGTTGGGTGGATAGTATTGAAATAGTGTTGCCCGCTTGTTACATCACGATGGTATGTTGATAGCGAACATCCTTTAATGTAGTAATAATAGTCTAAAAACTTATATCCTGGAGGCAATTTTGAGAGAAACTCGTGTTCAACTGCGAATCTTTTTTGAACAGGGGTCAGACCATCAAGATGTTTCTTAGTAGTCCAATGAGTGAAACCTTCTGTCATTATAGTTGGATGTTTGTCGAGAGAAAGAGAGAAAGAATAATATAAAAAATAAGTAAGAACTATTATTGCTAAAATAAGTAACAGAGGTTGTATTTTCGCAACCATATATTCTCGGTTTAAAATAAGTTTTTAAACTGTTGCCAATTAAAAATGCTTTTGTGTAGAAACAGAAAAGCATTTTCTGCCGACGAACAACAAACCTCTCTTATGTTACATAAATTCGTTGAGCGCCTAGTATAGTGTGTTGATGTAAGAGACACCAAACATTTTTTAAATTGTTGCTGTATGTTTTCGATTGTAACCACGAATATGGGATTTCCGTGGCTATTAGCTGAAAACGAAATGTATATATAGCGGTGGTAGGATTCGAACCTACGTGGGCAGAGCCCTGTAATCATTGTCAATTGCTGTGTGGTTCTAATTAAATGCGAGAACACCTTTTAAAATTACCTCCTTAACCACTCGGACACACCGCCAACATATACTAACATAGTTTCTTTAAGTAGGTTTTTACATCTTTTAACATTTATATTTTCTTCCAAGAACAAATGTTATTTTTGTTTGGTTTAGATATATATTTGTTCCCATCATTACCAACAATTGTTTTATTACAATTTTCATTTGCTGGGTATGGAGGAGATTTTCTATTTTTATATTTTTTTAATGTTTTTATAGCATTTTTACCAGAAACACTTTTAAGTTTTTCAGTCATATTTTTACGTTGTTTTATGTTTAATCCTAAAGGATTTGTTTTAGTTTTTAATGCATATTTTAAATTACGTATCCATGATGTTTTACAACTTTCTTTACAATTTCCATTTCCTATTGCCGATAATATTTTCATAGCTCCATTATAACTACTAATAAATGGCATATATATAAAGTAAAATATAATTTACCTCATACAAAATGTAAAACACTTAATTTTTGAGAGAATTCGTTATTTCTTCCTCTTTATTCACATAATCCAGCTTGACATCTGCCATTCTTACTGCATTTGTAAGCCGAACAATCCACCTAATTACATATGGATACAACAGAATCATCGCCAAATAAATGTATGGTTGTCGTGTAGTATAAGAGCCATTATAAATAACTACAACAACGAAGATTATAATTACCATCCAATAAATCTGCCGAAACAAGCGATTCCATTTGTTGGTCTGCTCTACATCTTGTTCGTCATAATATCCACCACGGTATCCAATTTCAGAGTCTGCCGTTTTTCTCTCAATTTCCGCTTTCGTAGCCTCCAATTCATCCACCGTTTTCTTCCTCAATTCAAACAAATAAGTCTTGTATTTGGTGAGATCCGTTATGCTGATTTCCTGGTCTTTTATAATCGCGTCTTGTTTGGCGAACTTGGATTTCAAATCTCCCGCCAATTCCGCGACTTCTCTGTTAGATTCTACTTCCTTTTTTCTCTCATACTCTGCCGATTTTCCTGAATAAACATAATATTTCTCTTCAGCTTGGTCTACTATACGTGGTGCCTCGCGCATTTGGTTGAGTGCCTTTTGGTATTCAACGAAGAGGTCTTGTTCTCGTTTTCTCTGTTGACATCCAGCGTCACACTGAGGTTGAATATTAAAATTCGCCTTTTTTATGAGTTCGGCCAATTTAGCATCCATTGTTGTTATATTATGTGGGCATTAAATTATGGCCGATGGCTTTAAATTATGGCCGATGGCATTAAATTATGGCCGATGGCTTTAAATTATGGCCGATGGCATTAAATTATGGCCGATGGCTTTAACATCGCACATAATCCATTTGAATTACCGACGAAATAACTCGTTGTCCATTACATTTAAAAAGCCGCGAAATTCTCAACATTTGGCATCGACAAACTGGCCGATGGTGGCGCAATTCTCTCTATCTTAACACGGTCTACACTTCCATTAAGACCAAACGCACTGACACCATCGCCATAAACCTTTTGAATTTCTTCGCCGGCGGATTTTGTATAACCACTTAATTGTTGTTTTGCGTCATCATAACTGGTTTCTGCCCCATAAAGCATCTTCACAAAAGCCCGTTTGTCGTGGTCGAGAACTGTTTCATAACCAGGTTGCGACTGTTGAACAACTAGATCACTTGAGAAATTGTATTTATCAAAGTTCAAAGGAGAACGGGCGCCAATGTCAAGTAATTTACGGCCAACCATAATGATAGCAACAACAAGCACAACCGCTATTATTCCAGTTGAGAGAAAATCCGGTAAAACACCAAGTTGTGCTGTTTTATTCAATAAAACCATTGAAACCGCCGCCAGAAATATGTAAAACATGACCGTCTTATAAGCATCATAACGCTGGGCTTCATAAGACCCAATCTCAACCATACGCAATTTGTCATTTTTCATCTCTTCTAACTTTCGAACTTGGGTTTTCATATCAGTCAGTTGTGCCTCGGCTACTTTTGCTAAAGCAAGCTGACTAGCAAGACCTTTCTGAGTGCCGGTTAAATCACTCTGGTCTCCAGTAAATTGTCCCTGAATTTGCTTGAACATGTTCAATCTCATTTGAGTAAGTTGGTCAATCTGGTCCATTATGCGTCCTTGCTTGCCATAATCAATGGGTTGTTCGTCATTATCACTGCTGGGTGTATCAACAATCCACTTTTTATTTTTACAAACCCAGTTCTTATTTCCTGAACCTGGTTTTCCAGAAAGGCATTTTTGCCCTTCAATCGTGCAATCATACCCATAACAACTATCTGCGTTTGGAATAGTTGTGAGAGCCTGTTTTGCGCTAGTCGTTTCAAGCTCTTTATAAAGTGATTCTTCCATTTGTTGAAGACGTTTAATATCGTCTAATGTGGAACTTGTTGGGTCATATTGTCCGCTCATTTATATATTAATGAGATTTAATACTTTAATGATGTTCAGAAACAACACTAGTACTCTTGGCTCCGCCAAATAGTAAGTATCCAATGGCAACAGCAGTTCCACCCGCAATTAACAGATATTTGAGAGAACTCGCAGACACTATGGCTGAATTATCTGTCATAGTTGCATCAAGTGTCGTGGTTTGTTCCATAATTCGGCGCAACTTATCTTTTTGCTTCTTAAGTTCAAGTAGTTGGTTCTTAATTATTGTATCGGTATTCTTGCTTGCTTTTTCATAACCAACTGAAGACACCCGTAATTTAGATGATTCTCTCAGTATTCTAGAAGATAGTTCTATTAACTTGTCATTTAGCGCTACTAAAGTGGGATGAATGTCATCTTTAATTGCCGACGTGTTACACGATGTGAAATTGTCGCCACCAGCCATAGCCAAATAGTTGTCGTGTGAAACTCCGACCAAATTCGTGGGGCATCCCTCGGGAATTGGGACAGTGCTATCTTTCATATGTCTTACTCCCTTTTCATCAACCCACGAGACCTCTTTTGTCTCTGAGTCTTGAATCATCTGTCCTTCAAGTCCGCACACTTCCTTCTCAGCCAGGTTGGCACCAACAGGAATCTGCGCTATAGTGGCGCTATCCAGAACCATATTTGTGCCAGTTACACACGAATTATCTGATGCGAATTTGCGTAAATAGCCAAACTTGTTTATCATATATTTCTCTCCAGTAAGCGTGGATACTAAACTATTCGCATACTTCGCGGTCGGTGAGTTTTGATGTTTAATTAAATCGGCGACATATTGATTGTATGCGGCAGAATATTGTGCGAGAGTCTGGTCGAATTCGCTCTTGAGTTGGTCGAGCATCGAATTGTTGGCGAATCCCTCCTTTCTGTATGACTTTATTTTCCGGTTAAATGCCGCGCCTTGTTTGAGAGAAGACGTTGGCTTATCAACTATTAACAGATTTCTTAACATATATAATTTACCCGAAGAAAAATAAAACCAATCACATACTTTTGAACTAATAACATCACACAGTTCTAAACCTTATTATGTTAAACATAGTTACGCGATTAATGATAGTTATTTTTAATTCACAACAATATAAAAATATAAAACTATAATATAACAGAGAACTATGAACGAAGAACAATTATCATGGGAGATTATTGACAAATACTTTAAGGAGACGCCACATAATCTCGTTAAACATCACATCGACTCCTACAACGACTTTGTTAAAAACGGTATCAAACAGAATTTCAGAGAGAAGAACCCCATTAAAATATATAAGAAGCAAAACGCCGATACAAAAGAGTTTGACTATCAATGCCGTCTTTATTTTGGTGGAAAAGATGGCAACAAGGTTTACTATGGACGTCCTATGATTTACGACGATGGCGACCGAAGCCACTATATGTATCCTAATGAGGCCAGATTGCGCAATATGACATATGGAATGACAGTTCACTACGACGTCGATGCCGAATTCACGATTCTCACTGAATCCGGCGAACGAATTGAGAAAACAATAACGCTTGAAAAGATCTTCTTGGGGCGTTTGCCAATTATGATTCAGAGCGATTTATGTGTGCTCGGTGGTCTCTCTCCGGATGTCCGCTTCAATATGGGTGAATGTCGCAATGATCCCGGTGGTTATTTCGTTATTGACGGTAAAGAGAAATTAATTGTTAGTCAAGAGAAATTCGCAGACAATATGCTCAACATTTCTGACAAGGGCACTGAAGAATACACACATTCAGCCGAGATTCGTTCTGTGTCTGAGGATGTCTCCAAGCCAATTCGTAAGCTCTCCATTCGCATTATGAGCGGCACGTCTTCTCTCCAAGGCGGTAATATAGTCGTCAATATTCCTAACGTCAGAAAACCCGTGCCCCTTTTTATTCTTATGCGTACTCTCGGAGTGATTAGCGACAAAGAAATCATTCAGCATTGTCTCCTTAACATCGACGAGAATTCCAACTATCTCGAACTATTTAGGGCGAGTATTCACGATGCTGGGCCGATTTTCACTCAAGAAACGGCGATTGACTATATTAAACACCTGACGAAAACGAAGACGACAGCATCAGTAATGCATATTCTCATGGATTATTTACTCCCTCATTTGGGCGAGCTCAACTTCAAAGATAAGGCACTTTACATTGGATACATTGTGAGGCGTTTGCTGAGAGTTGTGAAAAAGGAGGAAACGGCGACAGACCGCGATAGTTTCAAGTTTAAACGCATCCAAACCACAGGCAATCTTCTCTATGAGCTCTTTAGAGAATACTGGAACCTGGAGACGAAAGAGATTTATAAGAAGTTCGACAAGGAATACTATTTCCATGAGAACGTTTATCAGAATCAAGATTTCATTTCTCTCATTGAGAAGTTTTACACGAATGCCTTTAAAGACCGTACTCTGGAAGCCGGATTTCGCAAGGCATTCAAAGGAAATTGGGGTTCTCAAGAGCATACGCATATCGATGGTGTCGTTCAAGACTTGAATCGTCTGTCATTTAATTCAGCCGTTTCTATCTTACGCAAGGTGAATTTGCCAATCGACAGCAGCGCAAAGGTGGTAGGCCCGCGTATTCTTCACATGACTCAGTGGGGTATTATTGATCCACTTGATACACCCGACGGAGGTAGCATAGGTTTAAACAAGCATCTTGCAATTATGACGCACATTACCAATGGAGAGAGTGGCTATCCCTACATTAAGATGCTGAGAGAACTGGGTATGCTTTATTTGGCTGAATGCAATTTTGATATGCTTAATCGCCAAACTAAAGCGTTTGTTAATGGAGCGTGGGTTGGAATTATAAGCAATCCACAAGAACTTCAGGAGCGTCTCAGGGGACTTCGTCGTAATGGTGTCTTTTCTCTATATACGAGCATCCGATTTGACATATTGCGCAATGAATTCCACGTGAATACAGATGCTGGACGCCCTTGTCGCCCGTTAATTCACATTCAAGACAATAAAATAAATTATTACAGGCCCAACATCGTTGATCTATTTAAAACCGGTAAATACACATTTAAGCAGTTGATTAGTGGGTTTCTAGAGGATAAGAGTAAGATTAAGATGGATATGCCGTTGGAGTTGCTACAGGAGACTGCTGGTGTGATTGACTATATCGATACGATGGAGTCAGACGCAGTGTTAATCGCGACTGAACCACGTGATTTCGTTGCTCAACCAGCGACACATATGGAAATTCACCCAACGACCATTCTCGGAGTGATGGGTAATCAAATCATTTTCCCCGAGAATAATCCAGTGTCTCGAAATCAATTCTCGTGCGGACAGAGCAAACAGGGCATTTCTCTCTATCATACGAATTACCAAGTTCGAATTGATAAGATGGGTGTTGTTCTCAATGATGGACAAATTCCGCTTGTTAAAAGCCGATATATGAAATACATTAATAATGAAGAGCATCCTTACGGTGTAAATGCTATTGTGGCTATTATGTCTTACAATGGATACAATGTTGAAGACGCTATTCTCATTAATCGCGGCGCAATCGACCGCGGTCTCTTCAGAATGACGTATTTTTCAATGTATGAAACGCGTGAAGAAAGTAGCAAGGTTTCTGGTTCAATGATTGACAGCAAAATAATGAAGATCGAGGGTCAAAATGTCTTTAAAAAGAAGCCCGGTTATGATTACAGCCAACTTGATGATAACGGGCTCGTCGCGGAAAACACGCTTCTCTCCGATAAAGTGGTTCTCATTGGCCGAGCATCTAATACAGTTGATACACCAGACGCATACGTTGATTCATCTGTTGCTCCCAAGAAAGGCCAGTTGGGCTATGTTGATAAGGCATTTATGACAGACGGTGAAGAAGGCTTCCGAATTGCCAAGGTGCGTGTTCGCGAGGAACGATATCCTTCAATTGGCGACAAGTTTTGTAGTCGTTGCGGACAAAAGGGAACAATCGGACTCATTATTCCTGAGAGCGATATGCCGTTTACTGCCGAGGGAATTCGCCCTGATCTTATCATTAATCCCCACGCGTTGCCTAGTCGTATGACGATTGGTCAATTGATTGAGACGCTTATGGGTAAGGCCGGGACACTTTATGGTGCTTACGGAGATTGCACTGGATTCGTAAATAAAGGTCCTAAACATGAGGAATATGGAGAGATGTTGTCAAATATGGGTTATCATTCAAGCGGAAATGAGGTGCTATACAATGGAATGAATGGCGAACAAATGGAGAGCGACATTTTCATCGGTCCTTCTTATTATATGCGTCTTAAGCACATGGTAAAAGATAAAATCAACTACCGCACCCGTGGTCCAAGAACAGCATTAACGCGTCAAACCGTTCAAGGTCGCGCAAATGATGGTGGTTTACGTATTGGTGAGATGGAGCGAGATGCTGTCATTGGAAATGGGTTGAATCACTTCTTAAATGAGTCGCATATGGTAAGAGGAGATGAATACTACATGGCTATTTGTAATAACACTGGAACTGTGGCTATTTATAATGAAGACCGTGATTTGTTTTTGAGTCCAGGTGCGGATGGGCCGATTAAGTTTACAACGGCAATAGATGATACAATGAACGTTGAGAATGTGAGTCGATATGGCCGAAGTTTCAGCATTGTTCGCGTTCCATACACATTTAAGTTGCTTATGCAGGAATTAGGAACGATGAACATAAGTATGCGTATTATTACGGAAGACAACATTAATCAATTATACAATATGTCATATAGCAATAATGTGGATGTGTTAAATTCCAATGAGAACATCTTGAAAAAACGAGTTCCACTTGTAAATGATGCCAACAAGAGAGAAGAACAGCAACCAAAGGCAGAAGAACAGCAACCAGCGGCAGAAGAACAGCAACCAGCGGCAGAAGAAC